GTAAGACCTTAAAATTACGACCCCTCCGCTAGTCCCTTGGAGGCATCATATTTGATGATCAAAATGACAGTATGAATCTTTTTTAAGATTTGAATCTGTAACTCATATTATTTGAGTAAAAGACTAGCTTCCACCTCATCGAGGTGCGTTCTGCGTTAACTATTAGAAAATTTGTAGTTGCGCAAGTATTTTGTTAAAATTTTCCTTTCATCAGGTTTTGAACAAACCGACTCAGAGTAATCCAAGACCCCAGAGTACTGAGTAAAAAACAATTTTGTTAGTGTTTACACTTTCCGAATTTGGGCACTTTGGCTGAGTCTCATTCGCCATCTATGAAAAGAATGAGCCCCAAGTCCTCCTTCGAGGAGGCATGGCCCGGGATGACTAAAACCCCTCCTGTGCCCCACTTCGGTGGGGCATCAGGAGGTGGTGATGTCGTTCCAACCCTGGACAACCCCCCCCCCATCACCCCCTTTAGCCCTTACGACAAGACTTTACCCAAGTCTTTCCAACCGACCATTTCTTATGATCCGATTTCGGAGTCTTTGCTTGGACCTTTTGATAGTGTTAAGAAAATTCTTACACCTCGAGGTCCCATTGTTTCTGTTACTTACCGAGATCACATCGACGGAAAGAGTATCATCGCTATTAGCGAACGGCCGAATTGGCTTCCCCTTGATTCTCGATCCGCTTGTTTCGATCTAAAGGAATTCATTGCTACCCCTAAAAGTGTTCATAAACCACGTGCACGAGGACCTAGTCCTAGTCGTGCTGGCCCCATACCCTTTCCTCGCGATAACCCAAATCGCGTGGTTGGATGGGAGATTCTTGATTCTATTGAACTCAAAGAATTGCGTGAAAAGAACATTTCCCAGTCCCCCGCCCGTCGCAACAAAAAAGAGACGCGCCGCCGCAATTATTTGCGGCGACAACGTCTTTCATCTTGTGGCGGTACCCACTCAGCCCCCCTCACACGAATCACTAATTCAGACGATAATGACGATTCCCCCCAGGAGTCTGAAGTTGAGATTGACAATTCTTCCCCGGAATGGATGTCCTTTTTGGAATCCTTTCGGAAATCTGTTGATCCTTCCGCTTTGAAGTATTTTGATCGTGCCATCTTCCATGTTGAGAACTTTGCGCTTTTAGCTTATGGCTTGTCTAGAGCCACGAGCTTATTTGATTGTGCACATCATCTCATTTGTTTTGTCAAGTTCTATAATCAAGACTCGATATTTTTAACTTTTAAGAGGCTTGTGACTGAGAGCATTGGAACAGATCACACCACTAGGTTGACTGCCAATGGCTTTTCAACTTCTGATTGTATAAATTTGCTCAAGAACAACAAAAATTTCGACAAGTTGGCTTATCTTATAGGCGCTGCATTTTCGATCAGTGCTTGCAAGCTCGCTAATGTCGAATGGGATTTGCCTTTCTTCAACCAGATTTCCAAGCATGCATCCGCTGAAACTGTGAACGCAGTAGATTTTATTGACGCGTTTTCCAAGATGTTTGCATGGGTTTCCGACGTTGGAGTCAAATGTTTTCAACAAAGATCTCTTATGCCTATTCTGTTCAGCAGCGATGATGTTCAGACCTTGTGTGGTGTTTACTTCAAGTGGAAACCACGCATTCCGTCAGTCCTCGCTGGAAATTGTTCATCTGTTTCAGAAGAACAAGAACTTGAAAAGGAATTTCGAGATCTTCTGGTACCCTTGCAGCGTTGTCTCAAAATGCAGCCCAAGGGATCCACACTTTCTCTTCTCACCAACACTTTCAATGAAGTATCATCTACCCTTCATGCTTTAGAAAATAAGCGCAAGGGAGCTTCGTTCAGAATTGCTTCACTTGGATTGTGTCTGTTTGGAGGAACTGCTGTTGGAAAATCGACCATTGTTCCAAAGATTTTTCAAGCTGCATTCAAAGGAATGTCAATTGAGTATTCCAAAGATTACATCGCCCCTATCAATACTAAGGATGATTTCCAAAATTTAGTTGATTCCTCAACTTTGGGAGTTATTCTTGATGATGTCAATCAAACCAAAGCAGCTTTTGTCAAGAACAATCCGAATGACTTGATTTTGTCATTGGTCAACAACATTCCAACTCCAGTTATCAAAGCCGAGCTTGAGCTCAAATCATCTTGTTGGTTTCAACATAAGGTTACTGTTATGACCTCCCAAGTTTTGGGATTTCGTGCAGAAGACTTTTCTATCGATCCTATGGCTTTGTACCGCCGCTTTCTTCACATTGAAATGGAGGTGCGACCCGAGTATCGCAAGAAAGGAACCATGATGCTAGATGATGAGAACAAAAAACTCACAACAGACAATCCTGACTTGACTGTTGATGCATGGTTGTTTACTGTGTACTATCCACAATCCTGTATCATTCGCCAGGGCAAACCTGGAAAGAAGCCCAAAGTTTCTACTCATTGGGAAGTCATTGATTTTGAGTGGAAGGGCGAGATCATGCCAGCATCAAAAATTGACGTTTACATGTTAGAATACTTGATTGCAACACGAGCTCGCTCCCACATCGCTAATCAGCTTGATCTTGAAAAATCTCAGACTGCGATGTCTCCAATTTCTGGATGTGCCGTATGTCTCTATCCAGACGGACATTGCATTTGCAAGGATGGAGTGTCGAAAGTTTTTCCCGCTCCCCCTGTTAAGAAAGTCTGCACTGAAATTTCTGCCCCAAAGGCGATTGAGAGTGATAGTGAAAGTTCTGACGATGAATCTGAATCAGGCTCTGTTGTTTCTTCGAAATCTTCAAA